ATTTACAGTAATAACCTTAGGCATTCCTAAATGAGGCACATTTGATTTTTCGTTTACAAACACAATATCACTGTTACCAAATAGGTATTCTGAATTCACTTTACATTGTGCAATAATATTATTTAATAAATCAAAACCCGGTTTAGTGCGTTTTCTATTTCCGTCTGACTGTAGTCTTCCGTTGGTAATACTATCTACGGTGGTACTAGTGACTCCAATTCGTTTAGCAAACGAATTATTATTTAAATCTAACAGCTCAATAATGTGTTTTATTCTGGCATGTATTTCCATTGGGGTATTTTTTTATCATTATGTAATATGTTTATCTTTATTTAAGGTGTTTAGACTAGTAATCCATAATATGTTGTAAAATTAAGTAATAATTGGTTAAAATATCTTAAAATCAGCTTTTTTTTCAATAAAAAACTATATTAATGAAAATCAATAGATTAAATGTTTGTTTGTTGGGGTGAATGGTCTTTTCAATTGCATAAATTAAGACATATTACTGAAACTACTGTTAATATCCGTAATATGATGCTGTATAATCAAAACATATGTTTGATATTTGTCAAAAATAATTACAACATATGATTCTAAAAGATTTTTATACGGAGAAAAAAGCACGCCTCATAAACGAAGCTAACGTTCATAACATTACTAAAGTTAGTCTATATAATGACAATGTTTTTAGTGCATCTATTGCGGAACCTCTACTAATGTTCAAGTATGATAATATAAAGTGGCAATCTACTTCTGAGAAAATCCATAATGGTGAAGTTACTTTTTGCATATATATAGTATTGCCATCTACAGGGCAAGATTATGAATCAGTTTTTGACGTAGCTCATAGTGTTGACAAAGCAATTTTATTTAATACAAATACTGCAGGAGATTTAATAGATGAAAAAAACATATTTAAAGCAGGAGAGAAACAATATAGTAATGAGCTAGATAATTGGGATAAAACAAAATACTTTATTTGGGAAATGACCTATAAAACTTTCCTTGTTGATACCAGTATTAAAAAGAAGTATAATCTTATTTACAACGGACATTCTCAAAGTGATTTAATTGATATGGGGTATGATTTAACTTCAGGAACGGACGGTAATTATATTGGTTTATACAATCAAAACACCGTAAAAGGGAAGCTGTTTATTAATACGAGTTCAAACGAGTCTACTAATTTCAATGGAACTAATGAAGCTAGTATTATAAAAAATTCAGACTTAGATAATGACAGTACCGAAGATAATTCAGTAACCCTAGACGAGAATGGTGATGTAATAGCATTTGAAACTATAGATACCATAGGTAATAAAGTGAAAAACGTTGACACAAATGAAATTGATTCTCGAGAAATTAAAGTAGTAGAGATTAAAAAATAATTGTTTGAAAATTGATTTTAAACAAAAGTAAGAACAAAAAAAATTAAACTAAACTAATGAAAAGAAGCAGAATATTATTGGACAAAAGAAGGGACTTTGTATTAAACTATATTAATATTAATCAAGCAAAGCAAATGAAAGTTGTTGTTGCGGAATTATCAGAGTCATTATTCCTAACGGAACGTACTATTTATACTATTATAAATGAAGGGGTTTCGTTACAAGCTAGTGCCTAAAGTACTGAAACTACTGATTTCACGGTTCAAAAAAGTAGGTGAAATCAATAGCTAATTGTAAATTTGTTCTGCTAGCAAATAACACTTTTACCACATCATATTGATGATAAATTTGAAGAAGGAATACAAGTTATTCACTTTAAAAAAGTAACCTCATTTTCGAGGGGACACACAAATAATTTTAACACATAAACCACGAAAATAATGAGCTCAAAACTACTCATTACGGCCAAAGGTATGTACAATTTTTAAAACCTTAAACAATTAAATATATATTATGGGTACATTAAACGACGTAGTAATTAACAAACTATCAGGTGGATTAGGAAGAAGAAATCCTGACCAAGACATGGTTTCTGGACTGCTTTTTGACGGAGACAATATCTTTGAAGAAAAGAAATTAGTTAGCGGAAAATTAGAAACAACTTATTCAAGTGTTGCACCAAGTGCTCCAGCTACGCCATATGACGCAGCCAAAGGAGAAGGTATGGTACAGTTATTTGAACAAGAAAAATTGTATCGCTTGGCCTCTGTAGAAGATGCAGAAGCACTAGGGATTGATGCTGACTATGACAGCGAAACTCAATCTGCACACTATCAAATTGAGCAATTTTTCAGAATGAATCCTTCAGGAGATTTATTCATTATGGGAACCAAAGCTAATGAAGCTGTTGCAGAAGTAGTAGAAGATCTTTCAGCTAGCCCTCAAGTAGTAGGAGTACCAGCAGTAGCAGCGACTGCTTACAACGATGTTGTGTCAAAAGCAAAAGCAATGCAAGAAGAGGCTAATGGAGCTATCCGCCAAATGGCAGTAATCTTTTCAGGTACTGTTTCAGAATTTGGTACAGTTCAAGGAGAATCAACTTCAACAACTAAAGCGGTTCAAGCGGCACAAACAGAAGCAAATAATGCGTACAAAGATTACATGCCTTTTGAAATCATTTTAGAAGGGAAAAAATTTGATGTAGATGCAGCAATTGACTTAAAAGAATTAAATGCAGAAAATGTATCAGTAGTAGTAGCTATGGATGCTGAAAAAGCAAAAACGTATACTGATTCTGCAGCTGTAGGAATGGTGTTAGGAGCGGTATCAAAAGCAAAAGTTTCTGAAAACATTGCATGGATTCAAAAATTTAATGTAAGCGGTGAAGGTTTTGGTAAAGCTGCTTTTGTAGGTGGTAAAGAAGTGAAAACTATTGGAACCTTAAATACATTAAACGACAGTAAGTACATTTTTGCTAGAACGCATACAGGTTTACCAGGAGTATACTTTAACGATAGTCATACTTGTACGTTAGGGACATCAGATTTCACATACATTGAAAACAACCGTACCATTAACAAAGCTGTTCGTTTATTACGTACTGCATTATTACCAAGATTAGCTATGGCTATTCAAGTAAATTCAAATGGTAATTTACAGCAATCAGTTACTAAATCTTTTGAAAACTTATGTAGAGCTGCTTTAGAAGGAATGGTTTCTAATCAGGAAGTGTCAGCTTTTGATGTATATGTTGATCCTAAACAAAACATTTTAGCAACATCTGAATTAAAAATAAAAGCAGAAGTTACTCCAGTTGGAACAGCACGTAGAATTAGTGTAGATCTAGGATTTAAAAACCCTTTTGGAGTTGATAAAGCCTAACACTAAGTAAATTATTAATAAAAAACAGATATAAACATGAATACATTACCATTAATAAACGGACAACGACGTGATTGGAGTTCAATTTCATTTGATGCATTAGGAAGAACTTTTACAGGGATTACTGCAGTGAGTTATGAAGACTCAGTAGAAAAAGTAAACCATTATGGAGCAGGTAATATGCCTGTACACAGAGGAACAGGAAAATATAGTGCCACTGCAAAAGCTTCTTTTTATGCTTATGAAATAGACTCATTACAGGCTGCGTTACCTTCAGGTAAACGTTTGCAAGATATTCCTCCTTTTGATATTACAGTATCTTATTTGGATGACAGTGATCAAATTATCAATCATGTTATTAGAAACTGTGAGTTTTTAACAAACAAAAGAGACATGAAACAAGGAGATACTAAGATTGAGTCTGAATATGAATTTAGAATATCTCACATTCAATGGAGTTAAAGTAAAGAAAACTCTCGTAGCCTTTCTATACTATCAGTATACTTTTAAAACTCATCTGGACATGGATATGTCTTATATATTTCGATAAAATTTACGAATAAAATTATTTAGTAGAGTTATTTAAAAGTTACCTGATACTAAATACAGCCCCAAAATCCACAATACAAATGGGGCTGTATTTTTAACTATAAAACAGTTAAAAACAAAATAACTATGGTTGTTATTAAAGGCACACAAAACAAAATAATAAAAACAAAACAAATAAAAATGGAGACTACAAAAAAAACAACAAAAGTATTAGACGGAAATATCACTTTACAACAATTAACGGCTTGGAAAAACAAGTACGGAAAATTGATAAAAGTGGAAATTGAAAATGATGAAGAAGAAACATTATTCAGTTATTTCCGTAAACCAACTATGGCAACCAGAGCAGCAGTATTGCAAGCTTCTAAAACCGATGAGTTTAGAGCCTTGGAAGTATTGTTTAAAAACTGTTATATAGGTGGTGATGAAGAGGTGTCAAAAGATGATGATTTAAAATTAGGAGTAATTTCTGCATTTGCTGACTTAACACAACCAAAGGAGGCAAAGGCAAAAAAGATCTAGATCCTTTCCTTATTTCGAAAGAAGAAGGAAAGGATGAGCTCCTGAAAGCTGGGGCTCTAATTAGATACTATTTTAAAACAGATCCGTATCTGTTATCAGAAGAAAAATTTCATCAACTATTGGGAGAGGCGTTGTGGATACACGAGTTTAAAGAAGAACAACAAGAATATATAATGAGTAAAGCAATCGCAAAACTATTTAGTAATGAATGATAATATAACGACTACATTAAATAAAATAACGAATATTTTAACCAATATTCAAGTAGCTGTTAGCACAAGTCAAAGTGCTTCAAATGCCATTACGATTAATCAATATGGTGTATCGAGTATTTTTGACAACTCTGTTGCAAAGTTTTCTAATTCAATAGAAAAATTTGCAACAGTAGTTGCACAGCCAAAAAAAGTAGTAGAGAAATCTACGGAAAAAGGAGGTTTTATTGGTAAACTGCTTAAGGTTATCGAAAAGGTTGGTAAAATTACAGGAGAATTTAATAATATCAAACAGGCTTGGGATAATTTTAAAAGCATGTTTTCCTCTTCAAAAAATGCAAATGGGAATACAGGCACTAGTACAAATGCAGTTCAAAAAGTTTTTGTTACGGGTGGTAGTATAAAACTTAAAAGAAATATTTTAAGCAAAGCACTAAGTGTTTTTGATAAAATAAAAAGTATTGCCGGTAAAAGTACAGACTGCTGCTGTGATGCAGTATTACCAGTTAGGAATCCCATAAATGGGTTTGCCGGTGGAGGGGCAGCAGCTCAAACAGTTAAGAGAACTGTCTTAACCAAGGGGATGATGAAGGCTAGAAAAATACCAATTGTCGGAAAAGGATTGACAAAAGGAGCTATTAAAATAACAAAGCTTTTTAGAAAATTAGGCCCAGTAATGGGCACTGTAACAAGAGTTTTAAGACCAATTTTAAGTGTTTTTGGAAGAATAATCCCAGTAGTAGGAAGGTTATTACCGGTTTTAGGAAGAATAGGACTTGTTGTTGCAGGACTTACTCCACCTATTGCTTTAGCAATTGGAATTATTATGGCCATTGTTACAGCTGTACAAGTAGTAATCAAGTCATTTGAATGGTTATGGGAAAACATAGCTGAATTTAGAGGAATGATAGCCGTAATTGGCGACATATTTGCACAAGTTTGGGAAAAACTTGTTGGGTTTTTCAGTGCAGTTGGACAAGCAATTTGGGAATTTATTGAGCCCGCGGTACAGCCTTTAATTGATTTATGGAATAAAATTAGTCAAATATTCTCCGGTATTTATAAATCCATAAAAGAATCAATAGGGAGCTTTTTTGGTTGGATTACGGATAAATTAATTAAAGTAGCAGGTTTTTTTGGCTTGGATACCGATAGACTTGAAAAAGTAAGAAAAGAAGCTGAAAAAGATCCTAAAAAGAAAGAAAAAAAGGAGTTTACGCTTTCTGATGCAAAAGGAAAATCAAAAAAAGAAGATAGTGCGGATGGTGCTGTAATTAAAAGCAGTCATTATACGGCTAAAAGTTACTCTAATGCAGGAGTAAGTAATAGTGCTAATTTGGCTGGTGTTTCTCAAAAAGCAATCACGATCAACTCGCTTATTCAAACCTTGAATATAAACGTTACCAATTTAAAAGAATCAGCTGTAGAAGTAAAATCAACAGTTAAAAAAGTATTGCTTGACGCCCTTAGAGATGTTGAAATTGAACAAAACGTTAACGTTACTAAAGGTATGATGGCCTAACAATATACATTGCCTTAAAGTGCTGCCTTATTTAAAATTTTACACGGAATTATAATTATTATTTTGTTTTTATTATCTCCCGGCAGCACTTTCTAGGCAATAACAATAAGCCAATATTACTGTATTGCGACATTAAATAACGGTCTCAATACAAGTATGTGAGGCATGAATTAAAATTATTATTTATTTGTTGAGGGAAATCTCAATTCATAAACCCCACCAGTGGGATTAAAAAATAAAAAATCATGAGTAATTTTTCATATAGTATTCCGAATTTACTAAATAGTATTAAGGCAAAAAGTACCGCTACATCAGTAGGTAATTTGTTAAACAGTACTAGTGCGTCGGAATATGCCAATAACTTAAAATCCTTAACTGAGGATGTTTTTTTTGAACCCTTGCAGGATTTAACTGAAATTGACGCTTTTACAATTACCGGAGGGAGCTTTAATTTACCCGTTTTTGCCCCATTAATTATTCACTTTCCTATAAAAATTGGAGGCAAAGGAGCTGCCTTAGATGTTGCCAAGCAAGCATTAGGTGCTGCATCAGGATTTAAAATTGATGGCGTGTCCTTGGAAGTTAGCCGTAGTAAAAACATTGTAACTACTGCCGTACAAGGAAGGGACTATACCATAAAGGAGTTTATTTCAAATAATGACCATAACATAACCGTTAACGGAATAATAGCTTCTAATGGTACTGGATATCCAACTGCAGAAGTGGTGGTGCTGCGTAAGTTAATGGAACATAAAGGAGAATTAAAAATTACCAACTCCGTATTACACAAACTAGGAATTTTTGAATTGGTAATTACCGACTTTAATTTCCCTGGGAACGATGGGGTTAAAAACATACAACCTTTTAGCTTTAATGCCATATCGGAAGTGCCATTGGAAGTAAAACAAAACTTTTTAGGCGAGTTAAAACAACAAGGTATTGCTGCTGCAGGATCATTAGCATCAGGGTTAAATCCTTTTTAAAAATAATACAACTGCTACACTTAAACAAGGTTCTTGAAAATAGCTACATGTTTAAGCATGACTACCTATTTTAGAACAAACACAGTAACATGGGCAGTTCCCTATTTTAACTTAAACCCCACCAGTGGGGTTGGTTCTAAGAAGTCTATCTCGAAAGAAAAATGGTATTGATTAATTCATGCCTCGAGAGCTTATGCTAAGGAAGTTGATTTTGAAAAGTAAAATAGGGAAAGCTAACCCCGCCAAAACTACACATAGTACTTTTTTAATAGGTTGTACCTGCTAATAGTTTCCCCAGCTATAAAGTGATATACCAGTAGTTTTGGTAGCGGTTAGTATTAATATATACATCATTTTTCATTTCAGAAATTGATGTATGTATTCAAAAATAATAAACATAAAACAGGGAGTGAAGCATAGCGTAACTAAAAGCAAAAAGAACAACAAGGATCATATAATAAAAATCATACTCCCAAAGAAATAGATGTTCCGTTGTTCTTTGCGCTTTTATATCCTTTGTACTTGAATTTAAACAAGTACAAATACTTTTTTTGTTTTTATGTCACACTGAGCTTGTCGAAGTGTTATAAAAAAAAGAAAAAATTGAACAGGATTGTTTAGCATACCTATAAAACCAATACACATATGAAAATATTACATAGTAAAATAGATATATATGAAAACGGAGCTGATGAAGAGCCGTTTACACTCAATTTTGTACACGAAATACAAATAGAAAGCTCCTGGCGTAATTTTACTGACACTGCAATAATAAGTTTACCACGTTTTATGCAAAAGGATTTAGGCGAAACTAAATTACGCGATAAGCTAAAAAAATGGTCTAAAGACCGCCCAGAAATTGAAGTGTATTTAGGCTATGATTTGGATAAAGAGGACACCCCAGTAAATTTAGCCTTTAAAGGTATTATACGCGATGTAAAAGGACGCACACCTATTGAGCTTATTTGTGAGGACCACATGTATAAACTAAAAACAGGGCTGATAAACAATATTTATGACGGTAAAACGGTACAAGACCTATTAGCAGACAAAGTTTTTAGTGCAAAAATTAAAGAAGGGACAATACAACTTTCTGATGATATTATTGACCTTAATTTAGGGCATTTTGAGGTAAAGGAACAAACCCCAATGCAGGTGTTGGAACGCTTGCGCGATGAGTACGGATTGCATAGCTTTATCCGTTGTGAAAAAAAAGGTATTACCTACATGCCCTATTTACACATTACCGCTACCCCACATCCAAAAGAAAAGCCCCCTAGTAAAAAGGAACCAAGGCCAGTATTTCAGTTTTACAACAATATTATTGCCGACCAATTGGAGTACAAAAGTTTAGAGGATGTAAGTGTAGCAGTAAAATATAAAATTACCGGTAAAACGGTAACAGATAAAAAAGATATTTCAGGGAAGTTACTCAAAGAAAATGGAGAAGAAGTTGTAATAAAAGAAGGTATAACTCAAACCATCAGTTATACCATTAATACTTCAGAGGTAGATTTAAGTGGAGGTGAGGACTCAGATGATGGTTTTTCTGAAGAGGGTTTTTCAACTCAATATCAAAGTTTAGCGGACACTAAATTAAAACAATTGGTTTATGAGGGCTTTAGAGGAAGCTTAACTACTTTTGGCGATGTGTTGTACACAGGCGATACCGATGTAAAAACCTTTGGTGGTTTTGTACGCCATGGTGGTGTAGTGGAGTTGCGTGAAAAAGAAGAAAAAACAGAGGAAGAAGAAACGCACCGAAATACTGATTATTATGTTGATGCGGTAAACTATACCTTTGGGCAAGGAGGTTTTAGACAAGAAATTATTTTAGGAAAAGCAGTAAATGAGATTAAAAAAGAAATAAAAGAAAATTAATTCCTCCCCTAGTAAGGGGAGGTGCCGAAGGCGAAGGGGTTAATGTTTATTAGCTACGCTTAATAATAACCATCCCGTCCTGACGGACACCTCTCCTTTAAAAGGAGGGGGCTCAATAAAAAAAGGAGCTACCATATGGTAGCTCCTTTTTTTATTGTCATTGCGTCCTGATTGCTATCGGTAGTGAAGCTATCTCTTCATATAAAATCATAACGTCATTGCGAGACTTTTGATAAAAAGTTGTGGCAATCTCGTTATTTCACTAACTCATATTGATGCAACAACCCATCCAATTCTTTTTCCAAGGCTGGTATTTTATCAAACTCGGTAATATGTTTTTCCCATTCAGGGTAATCTGCAGGGTCTGCAGGTTTACCTTTATAGCTAAAAGATTTATCAATAATATTCCCCCCCTTGTCATATCCGAATGCCCAACCGTGTATATGGCCGTAATACCAAAATGCTTCGGTTACTTTATACCCTTTTGAGGAAAGGCCTACATTACGTATTTTGTGCCCCTCACTATTATAATATTCTATATCATTTAAGGTTCCATATTGCCATGAAGCTACAAATTTTTCTTTCTTATTTTCATAATAAAAATACATGCGTTGTGGCTTTAATTCTTGTTTTTGAGCAGTACTATTATATACCGTTTCATAGTAAATCTTAGCTTTTGTTTTACCGCTATTGTAATAGAAGCGCTTTTGATCTATTTCTCCAGTTTTTTTATTATACTGTGTCCCAGTTTTGTTTTTTTCGTTCTCATAAAAAGTAAATACAGAGGCTGTTTTTCCATTCTCATAATAATTAATAGTTTTTACTTTTTTGTTTTCAGTATTAAAAAAACGTTCTTGTTTTTTAGTACCATCATCATGTTTTTTACTTATTTCACTACGCAATTCGGTTTGTGTAGGAGTATCAATAGTTGCGGTTTCTTGTGCATTTAGGCTAAGGCTTAGTACTAGAAAAAGGGTGATAAAATAGTGTTTCATGTGTAATGTTGTTTTCGGTCTCAGTTAAGAGAACCAGGTTAGTTAATTTTAAGTAGGTATTACAAACACCGTACCATAGCAGGTTGGTGTTTGTCAAAAATACATTTTTCAGCAATACTAGTTAAAAATAAGGAGTTAAAAGTAAGCATTTGTATTGAAATTAGTAAGGAAAAGTATTGTGTGAAATAAAAAAAGAGCTACAATAAGTAGCTCTTTTTTTATTCTTTTACTTCAATCCATTCAGCCAATAGCTTTTTAGGATCAATTACTGGAAGCATATAATCTTTTAAAGCAGTTCCTTTTAGTCTAGTTAAAAAAACACCCCTTGATGTTGAAAACGAAATTGCTGCAATTGCTGTCAAAAGCGCTAATTCAAAGTCTACTATTTTTTCTTCTTCTAATACAATTAACTCTTGTAAGTTTTCTACTTTAAAAACATACACTAAATCAAATTTAGCTTTAGCTTCTTTTTGCTCAGTACTACTATTTGTTTCAATTACAAAGCCTATGTCAGCTTTAATAATTTTTTTATCTACAATAAATGATGCGTTAAATGACAAGTCTGTCTCATAATCCTTAATAGCATCACAGTCAAATTCAAAAGGGGCTTCAATTTCACCCTTAATCACTTTAAAATCGGTTATTGTTAATTTTTCAGGATTAAATTTCTTATCCATTTTAAGCAATTCTTTTTTTAATTATTTTATCCGATATCACTATAGCATTATCAAAAACAAGCTTTTCTTTCTTGGTGTTTTTAATAACAGTGAAAGTTGTTTCCCCACTAAAGCTATTTTCATCCTCTTTATCTGTAAAAGACTTGATTTGTGGCACATTGATTATATCCTCGTCTAAAACCGCTTCTATTTTTGAAATTGTTTTTAACGTTAGGTTATGACCATCATTAAGCCATTTGCTTATTTCCGAAGGTCTTTTATTAAGCTTTTCAGCCAAATCTTTTTGGCTCATACCTTTTGAATTCAATAACTCATGAATCCTCATCGTTATATCCTCATATTTATCAACAAAAATTTGAATATCTTTTGGGGTTTCATCAATTAATTTTTGAAAAAACTCATTTACCATAATAGTTGTTTTTAGATTAGTATTTCTGTATTTCCTTGAAAGTCAGTCATTGTTTTATCTTCCACAATAATCATTCCTTCTCGTATAGCTTCTCTTATTTTTTTAGCGTATTCATTGGCTTGATAAAAATGAATACTAACATTTGGGTCGTTTTGTGCTGAGCCCTTTGTAAATTTTAAACCACCATTAAAAAGAATAACTATTGAATCTGATACTTTCAGCGCATAAAGTCTCAATGGTGAATAGGCAAAACTTACAATTTTTTCGTTTTTAAATGCTGCAAATTTTTTAGGTGGTAATGCTGTTGCTTCTTGTTCATGTCTGTTGAAATATTTATCATAAGCTCCATATTTATTAGCTATCGTATGCGATAGTAATCTAGTTAGTTTATAAACATCCTCTTTATAATCACTATTATGCACATTTCTGAAAAAAGCTTCTGTTTCAAAAATAGCTGCATCTTCTTTACGAATAGTATAAAAGGTAACTTTACTACCTTTATCTGAAAATACTTCTACAAACATATTCACTTTTAAGTTAATCACAAAATTAATTCACTTAAAAGTGAATATTATTAACATATTAATAACATTATCGCGCTAAAACATTCATTTTTAGCAATATCCTACAAATATGGTCTTCTGGTTTTCAATGAAGAAACATCATTTTTAGCAATATTAGTTAATAATTAGGAACTAAAAGTAAGCATTTGTATTGAAATTAGTAAGGAATTTACACAGTTATTACGAGGGGTTTGAATAACAATAAAGTAATTTCTCAATAAATATAAAAGAGACTTCCTGAAAAACAATTAAAGACTTGAATGCAAAAACAAACTACTGAAACTACTGTTTTGAGCGCTTTAAAACTTAGGTGAATTTGTATAAAAGCACGAATTTAGCCCCATAATTCTACAAGATAGTATGCGGATTAGTTCTGCATGTATTTCAACTAAACGATATTAAATAATCGCTTCAATATAGCCATGAGGCAGGCATCCTAATACAACATCTTGTAGGAAGTAAAAACGATAACATAACACCTATATACATGAGTGAAATAGCAGATATTATTAAGCAAATTGCCAGTAAAAAGGATAGAGTAAATACCTTTCCGGCAATAGTAACAAACAACACTATTGAAGTTGTTGATGGTAACCCTGAGTATGAAGTAACGGTACGAAAAATTATTACAGATGCGGATTATGACTTGATAAAAAAAGAACTGGATAGTGGAAAAGCAGATGAGGATTTAGCAAAATTAGAAATGAAATACGTCCGTTTAAAAGCGGCAATAAATACTAATGACGAAGGGCTAATTATTGTGCCTCGAAAAGGAAGTTGGGTATTGGTATCCATAATTGATAGTGTAAGTACCAAGGCATTTGTATCACAGTACTCAGAAATTGACAATATACTTATGCGAGTAAACACTCCTGTTAAAGAAGGGGAGGATGAACCTGAAGATCCTGAATATATTGAAATTAAACTGAAAGCAAGCTTGTTGGAACTGTATGTAGGTAAAAAGTTTAAAGCCAATATTGATAAGGATAATATGGTGTTTAATTACCTAGCACCTTCGGAAAATGAAGACGAGGAACCTAAAGTGCTTTCTGAAATTAAAGCAACTAAAGATACTGTAGCAGTTTTAGTGCAGGATGAAGAAGCAAAAATACTGTCGGACATTAAGGTAACTAAAGAGGCTGTTGATATTTTGGTAGAAGATAAGGATACTGAAATGAGTAAATCAGTGCATATTGATCCGTTAGACTTAACTATTACACATACTGATAGTTCAGCGGTAGCTACAAAAATTGATGAAGCTAATTTTGAAATAGCCGTTGACGATGCAAAAGTAGTTTTGACTACAGATGGTTTAGAGGTAAGTAATGGAGGTAAAAATTTAAAAGAAACCTTGGCCAAAGTAATTGATGAAATTATGAAAATTGTGGTAGTACAAGGAACAGGACCAGCAGTTGGAGCGCTACAGGGTTTAAAAACAGATATAGAAAAAATATTAAATTAGAGATAAGTATGGCATTAGTAAAAACAACTTTAGAAACAGCAATTTTAGCTGCACTAACTAGTAATTCAAATATAGCAATAGATCCCGATGGAGATCCAGCAATAAACGCACAAAAATCTTCTGATGCAAGAGAAGATATAGCAACCCAATTGGCAGATGCTATATTTGATTTTGTAAGCTCAGGAGAGGTAATAACTGAAGTAAATGGAACAAGTGTATCAGGAGGCCCTGTAACAGGAGTAGGAACAGCGAATGTTATTTAATAGTTTTTAACAGTTAAAAAAGTCTTAACCGTAAATTGGTTAGGGCTTTTTTTTAATAATTTTCGGCATAATAATTGAGTGAATTATTACGTTAAAACTGGGAGGGTTATTTAAAAAAAATATCGTTTATCGCACAAACTGGGAGTTTGCGCAATTAAATAATAGCCACGCTAATTTTAACTTTTTTAACAGGTAATAAAATTCAATTTTTGGAACTATATGATGAATAAGCCTTAAACCTATTAAATTTCACCAACCCAAACTAAACTTAAACTAACTTACTTATGAAAAAACCAAAATCGCTCAATTCCTTAATGAGGTATTTTAAAATTAACCGATGCAATAATTGTATTGACTTAAGTAGCTCCTACAGTATGCGAAACAATAAAATTTCAAGAGTTTTATTTGAATCGGAAATATTTAAAGTCACTTTTAAAACCATAAAAAAGAGCTATAATTTATTTCTAAACGCTAATGAATTAATTTGTAGTGAATGTATTTATCATTTGAAAAAATATTTAGGAATTGAAATTTTTGGAGATGGCTCTTTTTTTGAAATACTTAATTATACGGATGATTTTAAAATAATATTCGATACTGAAAATACCACTTTTATAGATACTGATACCGTTAATAATGGTACAGTATATTTTTATAAAGAATAGATAAAACAAAAAACACAAACGCTACTAATTAGTAGTGTTTGTGTTTTTTGTAACTTACTGAAACTACTGATTCTACAAGGTTAATTATTTTTTAAAACCGCTTTGAGGTAGTATTTTTACACCAACAATTCTAGCGGCCTATTTCTAGGCTACACACCAAATATAAAAGATAAAATAATTCCATTCTATACATTTAGGATGAGTACTTATATGGCATCGCTATACGCAACACTTGTATTATAAAGTGAACTTTTTAGGTATAGTAGTTAGTATTAGCGAGTTCTATATCACGAATAAAAATAATAAGTATACATATGAAACAAACAAAAACAACCTTAAAAACCTACTTCGAAACGGGAGACAAGCCTACTGAAGTGCAGTTTTGCGATTTAATTGATAGCATGGTTATCGAACCTGCTACCAGCGCTGAAAAAGAATATACTTTTGATGCATTAAAAACCTTAGTAGCAAAAGGAGCATTAGTACTAGGACAAAAATATATTTTGTCGGGCTACCAAACCAAGTATTATATTGAAGGGACAAATACTTCAAATATTGAAAAAACAATTGCAAATACAGGTATTGTTACTGGGTATGGGTTTTATGATCCACCTTTGTTAGATATACAAAATGGATCAGCCGTTACTGTAATGACACTTCCTACAAATTACTCAGGAGCTGTACAAGTTGGCGATACTACTACTGTAAATGCATACTATGCAGGCTCTTATATAAGGTTTACTAATGGCTTACAAACTATTATAGGCGCTACTTTTAAATATTCATTACCTCGCTTTACTTCTATTGCTCCCGATGCGACTGTAATTGACGCTAATTCTAAAGTAATGATGCAAACTGGTGGAGTTATTAATACGCTGGTACATAACGGAGAAGTATATATGCAAATGTCAGCTCAAGAAAACCAAGCCGTTCCTGAAGAGAAAATTATAGTAACCGCAATTTCTGAATCGGAATTTTCTACACAAGCAGAAAGTATTACGCATTTAGGAGAATTACTTACATATGACTTTACCGACACTCAAATTAAAAATGAAGATGGAGTTGTAATAGGTGAAAGAATGGGGTTAATTACCAGACGTATTTCAGCTGATAAAAAAATAGATGTAAATAAAGATTGGCGTGTACAACGTTACAGACGATATAAAATGTCAGATACTGATTGGCAAAATTATTTGTTAGCAAATCCTTCTACTGATAATGTATATAAGTTAGGAAGTAACAATGGTGTAACCGCTGCCAATATTAATATTACCGACACACATAAATATGTGCTTCCTTTAATAGAAGAAAAAAAATTCTATCAAGATTTTAGTAATCTGGGTACTACAAATAATATATTTTTAGAGGGTACTTCTAGTCCAGGACATATTGTTTATGGAGGTAGAATGGAAGTAACTAATGACGATGTGTATAAGCAAACAGTGATAGCCTCTCCAGTTGATAATGGTAAAGATTTATTTATAATCCCATTTGTTCAACCTGAAATAGTTGTTGTTTCCGAAAATGAAAAAACAGCTACCGCTACTACAAAACCGATGTTAATTGAAACGAAATTAAATGTAGTTGAAAATCTAGATGCTTTTATCGCTCATAATTTAGAAAACACGGTATTTTTAAATAGCAATAGCCAATATTCATCAACCAATAGAATTGAGGTGAGTATTACTGATGGAATTTCCTATTCAACTTTTAGTACAGGATGTAAAATATTTTCTGCATCAGAGAATAGAACAAATGGATTGTCAAGAATTACTTGTATGGATAATATCATTTTAAATAATAAAGGAAAAATTGAAAATCTGCACATATTAACTACAGGGAAGTTAAGCAATAACGGTGATATGAAATTCGTCACTATAGGTGGTATGCCATCAAACGCATCTCCTTATGGAGTAACGTATATTGATGTGACTTTTGATGATGCTTGTCGTATGAGGAATACCATGATAGGCGGTAAACGAGTTGACCGAATGTTTTTTAGCAACGTTCAAACTAATAAATGCTTATTTGTATTTAGTAGAGGACAATATTTAAGAATGTCGGACAGTATTTTGTTTTTAACAGCAATTAAGCATAGTGGAGATTTTTACACAAATAATTTAAATATTGATACTACAGGGATTAATGCAAACAAAAATAAGTATGGGTTTTTATATGAAGGAATACCAAACGGAACTGGTAAGCATGTTTTCACAAACTTACAAGGTGATTTAGTATATCAAGTAATTGATGGCGCAAATAATAATAGTACACAAATAACAACATTAGTAACCGCAAAATAAAAAATATGACACCAGAAGAACAAGAACAATTAATAAATTTAAAAGAAGAGTTAAAAAAATGCGATCAAGGCTGCGCTTTAGAACACATGGGGATGGTTAAATTAGAGTTGCTATTAGCCTTGTTACAGAAAGAATCTTTATAATTATAACTTACTGAAACTACAGATTAGGGAAGCTTGTTTTTTAGGTAACACTTTCACTTTACTGTATTTTTACAATAGCAAAATAAGTCAGTCATTACCTTTCTGAGCCACATGTTTTGCTAAAATAATTCTCGAGAAATAAAGAATACAATTGTGGTTAACTTTAAGTATAGAATACTAAAGTGACACTTAAATATTAGTACGCTAAAATGAAGTTTTAGTAGTCTTATAAACCAAATACATATGAATGATTTTAATATTGAAGATGACCTTTTAATTGGTCAAGGGGACTTTGTGATTAAAGATGCATCACAACAGAATATTGCTAACATTTTAAGAACCCATAAAGGGTCTTTTAAAGAATTTCCAATTTTAGGAATAGGCTTAGAAAGCTACTTAAATGGGAATATAAAAATAAACAAATTATTACTTGAAGCTGAACTGGAAAAACAATTGGCTTATGATAATTTTGATTTGAAAATATTAAATATAAATAACTTTGAAAACATAGAAATAGATGGGAACTATTAAGCCACAGGACAATCAAAATATTTTTGATGTTGCCTTACAAGAGTATGGAAGTATCGAAACCGTATTTGATGTGTTAGACGACAATGATCAATATGATATTACAGAAGACATATCAGTATATGAAGATTTAAAAGTAGGAAGAGCAGCCTTTAAAAAGGATATTGTAGCTTATTATGAATCAAACAATACACATCCAGCTACAGGAGCAACAGCAGAAGAATTGTTGTTAGCCAACATTTGTGGTATTGATTACATGACTCTTGAAGACGATTTTATTATCGGATAATAGTAAGAGCATTCTAGAAGAAACTACAAATCAGTAGTTAGAAATATAAAAGACATAAACCCTTGTAAATAAGCAGTATATCTATTGCTTACAGGGTAAACTATATTAAAAAAATAAAATATGGCACGTACAATTGCTGAAATACAAAGCGACATTCTTGTTGCTAAAGGGAAAGCCGACTCGCTTTCGACACTTGATATTCTTTCCATAAAAGAAAGAGGTTCATTAGGAAGTGAATTAACAAATACATCCAAAGTAGCTATATGGAGACTTTGGGTACATATTATGGCAACCGCTATTTGGATGCATGAAAAAATAGTTGAAAGAAATGCATTAGTATCCAGACCACATACATTAAGTTGGTATAGAAATCAAGCATTAAATTTTGTACATGGACAAGATTTGATTTGGGAAAACGGTTCTTATCAATTTGATACCACTGATTTGGATGCCTCAGAACTAGATGCTAAAAAAATAGTAAAATATTGTGCCGTAAGTGAGGTAGATTTAAGTACAGTAATTAAACCAGATACCACAGTAACACAAGTTTTTTCTGATTATTTTCATCATCAAGTAGGAGTTGTTTTTATTAAAGTAGCTACCGAAAATAGTGGGAATATTGAAGCCTTGAATGTAAATGATCTACCAGCTTTTAAGGAGTATATCGCACGTATTAAAGATGCAGGGAATCAAGTACACATAACCTCAACAAAAGGTGATCAATTAGTGTTAAAACTAGATGTTTATGTTGATCCATTAACGGTGTATATAAGCCCTAACGATATTGAACCTTACAAGGCTTTGATTGAAGATGGTAAATTTCCAAGTGATAGTACTCATCCTTTTGATACCAATAATGGGGTGTTAATTTCCGATCCTTCAGTAAAGCCAGTTGAAGAAGCTATTAATAAATACTTAAGAAACATTGAATTTAACGGTGCTTTTGTACAGTCCTATTTAGTTGATGCTGTTCAGCAATCAGAAGGTGTTAGAATCCCTATTTTGAAAAAAGTAAATACAGCAATAGCATCAATTAGTGCTGATAATCCTGAAGATTTTAATATAGTAAAAGGAATAGATATAGTAGATGGAAATAGGGTATTACAAGATATAGAATACTTTATTCCAAAGGCAGGTTATTTCAACTTAAAGGAGGCTTTGAAAATAGAGGTAAACTACATTCCATATACATTTTACAGAGATAATAGAAACGCATAAACAAATAAACAATGAAGCAGTATACCACAATTCATTGGGAGAAACTATTGTTATTGTTAATCCCACCAATTTTTAGAAAAAAAACCCACTACAGTTGGTTAAACGTATTGTTTAAACCACTAAGGAGTATTTATGAAACTACTTTGTATAACATGAACCATACTGGGCAAGTAATTTCTTTGGAAAAGTTATTAAATGAGGCGTTCAACCCTGAAAAAATATACAACCCTAATTATTCTACCTTAGAAAAACAGGCTAATGGTTTAATATATATTGATGAAACATTAAAACCAACTTTGCAATTTGTTTATCTACATGATGAGTATGAAACGGATGGTTTTTTGTCACCAAAAGTGTATTTACACAATGAAATTACCTCAAATCAAGGGAGTCCATTGTATTTAGCTAGTAGAGAGGATTATACGGAAATTCATTATGCTAATTTTAGAGTATTCATTCCAGAAAATTTAAATATTAAAGGAAAAGTTGAAGTTTTTGATATTGATGGAGATGGAGATGCATCTGAAATTGAACGAGCTCAAAAATTACTAGAAATTACAAACAGCTTGTATTTTGAACCACATGAGGATCCTGTAAAAGCAATAGCAGGAGCTATTGAAGTACGTACAACGAAGTATCATAACTTACTGAATTTTTACAAATTAGCAGGAAAAACCTATGAATCGTATGCCTACGAATATTCATCATCAATAGTATCGTAACAGTCAAAACTAGTAAACACAAAAAGTGTCCCTGACGACATAATCACTCGAACAAAATAAAATTAAAACACATGAAACAAATAAATTTTACAAAACCTGGTGGGTTTCCATTAGAACAAGAAACCTTTGCTAGATTACAAGCAGCTTTTAGAACTGAATTATTCGGTGCGTTAAAAGAGCAATGGGGAATAGAAGAAGACAGAAACTACATTATATCAAAACCTACCGAAAATAAAATTGGTTGGGCGATAATTCATCAACAAAGTGAAAATTTAGAGACCCCTGGGACGTATACATTACAAGGGATTTTATACCCGATCCTAATAACGCCAGAAACGAGTTATCTAAAAACAAAAAAAGTATTATCCCCATTAACTTTTGGTACTGGAGTACCTCAAAATGTATATATTGACTATAGCGCAGCGTATGTTGCTACAAGCGAAGCAACTGGAGTAGGTATTACTTTAGAAGCACCCATTATCGATCCTAGCACTCCTTTGGAGACTATTACATATTATAACCTTGCTACCTTTGAAACATTAGCATCAATTCCAGATATTTTAGGTAAGTTTTTACCTTTAGATGGTTCCAAGGCGATGGAAGGCGATTTAGATTTAGGAGGGCATCAATTATCTAATTTAGATACCAATCCATCTTTTTCTGCTAAAGTACGTTCTGCTGATTTTAGACTAGGTCATCCAGATAGAAGAGGTCAATTACATCCAGGAGATTATTTAGGAAGAGCCTTAGTTGATAATAGTACTGATATTGAAACTAGCTTGTATTTAAATTATGGTTCAGATTGGGAAAATACTGTTATTGATGGTAAACTAAAATTGAACAATATAGTCGCGAATAGTTCAGATGCTACGCCATTACTAATTGATAATTCTGGTTTTGTAACTAAAGGAGCTGGACAAATTAAAGGGGCAGTGCCATTAGGTTTAATAGCTTTATGGAATACATCCTCTGGAAGTATTCCAAGTGGTTGGGTAGCTTGCGATGGGAATAACACTAGTGTGCCAAGCGGTATTGTTATCCCAAATTTAGTGCCGAATGGTATTGATTCAACGAGTCCTAGTAATGGAATATTAAATGTTTTTTATATTATATATATTGGTAACGAGGATTATCCTACTATAAGTGCAGGAATAGATCAGAATATCAGTTTAGCAAACGACGTTACTTCTGTGAATATTAATTTGACAGGAAAACTGACTTCATCTGCAACTATTAGTGGAGATTATACATGGACCAAAATTAGTGGGCCAGGAACAGAAATTATAGTAACACCTACAGGTACAATAACTTCAGATATAGATGAATCAACAGAGATTACAAATTTAGATGCTGGGGTACATATTTTTAGGATTACAGTAGAAACAAATGGATTAATAATTACTGATGAGGTAAAAGTTGTTGTACAAGCAGCAAATTTAGCACCAGTGATTAATAGTTGCGCAAGATTAAATTATATAAGAAGATATGATGAGTATGAATTTAATAGTAGATTATTAATAGATAATATTTACGCTGTACCTTTTGAAGGGGAATTAAATTACAATTATAACTTTGGTTTAAGATCATTAAACTTGATGTTTAATATAAATGATCCTGATGGAGATAATGATTTGATGACTTATCGATTAGAACCAGTTACTGGAAACCCTTATGACGTTACTATTAGTGATGGGGCAGTTGTTAATAATGAAGAAATTAATGTATTGTCTTATGAAGGCGGACTAGTTTATAGTAATGAATTAGGGACTAAAAACATACAGTTTAATATTCAAAATTTACAAGAAGCAATTCAAGGATATCAATTTAAATTGATTATCACTGATATTCAAGGTGTAAGTACAGAGAAAATTATAACGGTTAATGTATCTCAAACGGCATCGTTACGAATTACTAGTCCAAGTCCTATCCCAACCAATCCTTCATCTCATCAATCATATACTGTAAGGGTTAACGGTAAGCAGGATGAGGTAGTTACAATTAATCCAAGTTATTCAAGCTTAACACTTGGTGCGACAGGAATTTTTAGAGTAACAGAAGTTGTTTCAGGAAATATTAAAGTAAATATGAATGCATCTACTACACAAGGAGCATTTACAGTAGAAATTGGTGATTCAGGTTATGTAGATTTAAATTGTATTGTTTCAGTAGGAGCAACAAGTACTTCTGACTTTGGATTAAAAGTAGGTACAGCTAAATTGACACTTGCAGTGAATAGTACTTCCGTACAAATGTCTGCTAATTACCAACGTTCTGGTAGTACCGGAGGCGGGGGTGGATGTTTTGATGTAGAAACATATGTTGCTTTAGCT